AAAATGCACACGTTGGTGCATGATATTTCAGAAAAACGCAATAGCCAGTTGATCAACTGGGGCGTGAGTATTATTGCTGCACTGACAGCAACTGTTGCCTGGCTGGTCACTCATTACACTATTACATGACGCCTGGTGCTAAATTAGAGAAATTTGCCGAACGTGAGTTTAGGCGAAACCTTAGCAGCATGATTATCGAGCATTCGCCCGGTAATTATCTTGTGTTTGAGAACTACATGTTAACTCAACAGCCCTACGGATATCTAGTGAGCACATATGATCGAGACATACATTGTTTTGGTAGCAAAAGAGTTGCTGTGAGTTGGTGTGTAGCAGACAAGTACTGTCAATACAAACTAGCCAGTAATATTTTGATGTTGGATAGAAAAAAACAAACATTGACTGACGATGTTCAATGTCGTCAAGGCGTTGCTAAAAAAAGCAAGTCAGACAACTTTTATGAGATTATCAACATGAAAGTGCAGCCCAAGCTATCTCAATTGAATTCAGTGTCGATGGAATTAGAGAGATGTGTTAGCTCGGCTAAATACATGCAAATTAGAGGATTCTTAAATGAAACTGCAAGAACTAGCGGCGCCACAGCCCAGTAAACAAATCGCCAAAGTATTCGAAAGTTACTTTGGTTCACGCATCAGCTTTGATCAGCTGTCGTATCGCCAAACTTCTGGTATGCTAAATCGTGTAACTGGTTTGTTGCGAGAGCATCAAAACACTGCTGCACGCCATACTAGCGAACAAAACCCTAGCTATCTCAAGCTGGTTATGATGGAACAAGCATTGCGGGGCCGCCTTAAAGAAATGGACATTCCTGTTCCAGGTGCGCCCACTGCTGCTGGTCAGCCAAATCCTGCTGCTGCCGCTGCCAAAGTCAAAGATCCTAAATTGGCTGCTGCTTTGAAAAAGACCGCAGCCGGACAGAACCTGAACCCAGACGAACAAAAGATGGTTGCTGGCGCAGCTCTTATGCAAGCCAACGAAAATCGTCGTGTCCGTTCAGTTGGTCGCAGACTAACCGAAAGCGAAGTACAGCAAGCTCAGGTAGTTTTGGCTGCACAAGACATGGTAGATAAAATGCAAGGTATGTTGGAAGATATTAGTCAACTGCAATTCAAAGAACTACCAGCCCTGGTAGATTCAATCAAGAATCAGGTGGGCCCTGAGCAAGCAATGCAATTCAACGGCGATGCTAGCGCAGCACTCAGCGGTTTAATGCAAAATCTGCAAGCTGCTAAACAGCAAATGGATCAAGCCTTAGGCGTGGTTACAGGAACTGCTCCAGCTCCAGTAGATGCTGCTGCCGACAGTGCGATTGCTGGAGCCGAAGCCAGCGCTGATATTGACGCAGACCTAGGCGACGATCTTGGAGCAGATGCTGGTGACGATCTTGACGCTGATATTGAAGCACCTCCCAGTGCTGGTCTAGGAAGAGCACGTAGATAATGCGTATTTGCGAAGTTGCTGATTTATCAGACTTTACTCCCAAGCCTACTGAACTGGTAGGCTTGGTGTCTTTCTTGGGCGGCCGCTCAGAGGACACTGGTGGCAAAAAACAAATTAGTCAACAAGCATTTATTAGTCTAGCGCAAAGTCTGGGTATCAATGTAAACCAGCAAAATATTGCTGAATTGGTTGGACAGCCGCCACTAAGTAACTTGTTGGAACCACTAGCACCTGAGTCCAAAGATCCAATAGTGTTCAAAGGCGGCGGCGAGCCCGGCGATGCCAAAATGCCTGTTAATCAAGCTCAAAATATAGTAGCCAACGCTGCCAAATCCGCCATGAAGCGCGGAATGAAATAACTCCAAACTGATTGCACAATATCGTTAGTTCTAGTATAATGTACTAAGAATTACAATATGAAAATACAACATAGTCGAACTGAACATCTTGCAGAATATGCACAGCACTTGAAAAGCTTGCCTGACGACGATCGTTACACCAGATTCGGATACGCTGTTAGTCCTACAGCAATTGACAGCATGATTTTGAACATGCTGTACTGCCAAGATCAGCACCATTTGTTTACCTATTACTTAGACAACCACATTGTGGGCTTTGGACACCTGGCCCGAGAAAATGCCGACTGGGAATTAGCCGTGAGTGTAGAACATGAGTATCAAGGTCGTGGCATTGCTAATGAACTAATGGATCACATGATCGCCTGGGGCAAAGTACATGGTGTACATTCTGTATTCATGCACTGTATTTCAGACAATCAAAAGATACAACATCTTGCTCGCAAGCATGGACTAAAAACCATGGAACGGGCTGGTCACGAGATCACTGCACAAGTCAAGCTGCCCGATCCCACAGTGTTGGATTATACCGCTAATTTTATAAATGAACAACGAGAATTAGCACAGGATATTGCAAAATTACAAGGTGCCTGGATCAAAAATTGGGTGTCGCCAAAAACATGATCACAGTGACCGAAACTGCTGCCTGCAAAATAAAAACAGCTATTTCCAAACGTGGTCGAGGACTGGGCATACAGATAGGGGTAAAAACCACAGGCTGCTCGGGCCTAGCGTATGTGTTAGAGTATGTAGACAATCCGCACTTGCATTGTGTTCAGCACTATGACTCTAACGGAGTTAGAGTATTTGTCGATCCCAAGCACCTGCCTTATCTGGATGGCATGTTAGTGGACTACAAGCGACAAGGTCTCAACGAAGGCTTTGAATTTATCAACAAAAATGAACGTGATCGATGTGGTTGCGGAGAAAGTTTTAGAGTTTAATGATTACATCACGATACGATTACACACCACTCAGCCGCGAAACAATTGATGGCAAGAGACATTACTGTTTGCCTGATGGCAGCAAGGTCCCGTCGGTTACTACTATTCTTGACAAGACCAAACCCGCTGAAGCTCGTGAAGCTCTGGCCAACTGGCGAAAAGCAGTAGGCGAAAAACGTGCGCAAGAAATCACAACCGAAGCTGCAAACCGCGGCACTCGCATGCATTCTTATCTAGAGCATTATGTGCTAGAATCAGACATGAAGCCATTGCCGGGAAATCCGTTTGCACAGCCCAGTTGGTTTATGGCTGCTGAAGTAATCCTCAAGGGATTGTGCAATGTGGACGAATACTGGGGAACAGAAGTCCCGCTGTACTATTCGGGCTTGTACGCTGGCACAACAGACTTGATTGGTTCCTGGAAAGGCAAGCCAGCTATCCTAGACTTCAAACAAAGCAACAAAGTTAAAAAACGTGAGTACATTACGGATTATTTTTTGCAGCTAGCAGCATATGCCGCGGCACACAATGAAATGCACGGAACCACGATCAACACAGGTGTTATCTTGATGGCTGTGCAGCCCAAGTTACTAGAAGACGGCGCCTACAGTACTCCCGAATATCTTGAATTTGTGGTCGAGGGCGACGAATTTGCATACTGGGCCAATGAATGGATGAAACGTGTTGAGCAGTACTACCTCACACGCTAAATATGTGATACCCTGTAAGGATCACAAACCGTGGCAATTGTACAAATCTCAAGAATAACCCAACGTAAGGGCCTAGCAAGCGACTTACCACAACCCTTAGCCGGAGCAGAACTTGGCTGGGCAACTGATGACCGTAGACTGTTTATCGGCAACGGCACCATCGAAGACGGCGCACCTGTGCTGGGCAATACCGAAGTACTGACTGAATTTTCAGACATTCTGGGTTTTGCTACATCATACACCTACGAGGGTGACGCTGCTGGATACACCGTGCAGACTGGTGCCACAGCTGGATCTCCTGTTACACAAAGCATACAACGCAGATTAGATAGCTATGCTATTGTTACTGATTTTGGCGCCAAAGGAGACGGTATCACTGACGACACTGCTGCGATCAATAGAGCACTGTATCAATTGTATTGCCGGGAAGTTAACCCCCAGATTCGCAGAAGCCTGTTTTTTCCTGCAGGAACATATGTAATCACAGATACTTTAAACATTCCTCCTTTCGCATATCTTTATGGCGAAGGTAGCAATAGCAGTATTATTAGTTTTGATGTTCAGACACATTCTTCTCTGCTTTCTTATGCAGCTGGCGTCCTAGTAATTGACAGTGGCCTGTATTATCGCAGTCTTGCAACAGTCCCGTATGGGACCTTGATCAGCAATTCCACATACTGGGCAGCAGAAGTTCTGCCAGAGTATATTGCTAGAACAGCAGACAGTCTTCAGCGAGTGGGTGTAAATATTGCTCCAGGCGCAGGTGTGTTTGCTCCGCAGAATATTGAAATCGAACGCCTGGCGTTTGTTACCAACCAAGTACACAATGGTTTTCTATGGGAAAAGGCCACACAGTGTTCTATGGATTCGGTCACGATCCAGGGACCATTAGGTACTAGTGATCTAATAGATGCAGTAGACAACACCAGAGCAATTGATTGGTCGGGTGCCGGTAGTCTAGTAACCAACAATGTGATTCTTGACAACTGCAAATACACTGGCTTTACATTTGCAACGCAAACTGATGTTGAGATCCGTGGCATTACCTTTAGCAACAGCAATTTTGATACATTGCACCAAGGTATTGTATTAGGCGACGTTGTGGTAGTAAATGGTGGAGCTACTGGTGTTCGTGTTGTGCAAAACACCTTTAACAACATATACATTCAGGGTATTGTGTTTACCAATGTGAGTCGTAATATCAGCGCTTACAACATATTTTACGATGTGGGCAATCACTTTAACGGTGTAGCGCTGCCTGCCAGCAGCATTATTGAAATTGATGCTGCCAATAACGCCAGCGTTGGTGATATGTTTGAGCGCAATAACAGTCAAAGTGTGGCGTTCAGCAGAATCAATTTGAACAACACCAACTCGATGGCCATGAGCATGAACGTGCATGACATTGTGATGTACCAAAGTGGTGTTCAAGACGACACACCAGGCAACGCTCTGGATCTAGGAACTTATCAACGCACAGCAGGTATCCAAGATACATTGCTGGATAATACCACCGGTGGCAATATTGCATTCGTCACCGGTGCTGGCATCAGTTCTATACAAATGGACTACAGTATTGCTCGTGCAGATTACCGTCGCAGGGGAACTATCGTTGCAGTAAAAGGAACAGGTTCTACCACAACTGGTTTTACCTACACAGACGACTACATGGAAAACGGGTCCACTGGCATCACACTCAATGTGGTTGCAAGTAGTGGCGATATAGTAGTACAATATAATTCAACTTCGACTGGCAGCAATGCCACCATTAAATACAGCATTTCACACTTTGGTTAATGTGGCCTAAAAATTTTGCCGATCGGCTGGAGTCTTGGAACAATCTAAGACTTCAGGCAGCAACCGCCGATACATCAACTGCTCTCGCTATGATCAATTCGTGGTGGTTTGACACTCCATGGAAAGCTTATCATCTTCATTGGGACGACCAAGAAACTTGGCCAGACCCATGGCAATTATTAGACGACAATATCTATTGTTCTCTTGCAAGGGGGCTAGGAATACTGTATACTATTACTATATTAGATCGTTCTGATCTACAAGGCTATATGCTAATCGAATCCGGCGGTGACAATTTAGTCCTCTCGGGCAATGAGAAATATATACTGAACTGGGACAGAGACCAAATCGTAAATATCAACCCTGGAGAACAAAATCTTCAGCGTAGCATTAGTCAAAGCAAGATCAAGCAACAAATAAGGTAACAGATGAAAACAATAACAGTAGTAAAGCGTAGTGGGCAGCGCGAACCATTAGCGTTGGAAAAGTGGCAGACACAGGTTGCAAAAATCTGTTCAGGAATTGCAGATGTTAGCCAAAGCATGGTGGAAATTAAAGCCCAGTTGCATTTCTATGACGGAATTACTACTCAGGAAATTGATGGTATTACTCTACGTGCTATTGTGGACTTGATTGATGCGGAGAGCAATCCGGATGTGGGTCACACCAACTATCAATATGTAGCAGGTAAGCAACGCCTTAGCATGTTGCGCAAGGATGTGTACGGTACGTACACCCCTCCTCACCTGTATGAAATTGTCAAACGAAACATTGCCACTGGGTTGTATACTCCCGAACTTCTAGAATGGTACACTGAAGCAGACTGGAATCGAATGAATGACATGCTGGACCATGACAAGGACGAGCAATATTCCTATGCTGCTATCGAACAACTGATTGAAAAGTACTTGGTCAAGAACCGTAGTACAAAACAAATCTACGAAACTCCGCAGATTCGTTACATGGTTGCGTCGGCAACTATCTTCCACAAAGAAGAACCTAATAGCGCACGTATGCGCTACATCAAGGAATATTACAATGCTGCCTCGGATGGACTTTTTACTCTCGCTACTCCGGTCTTGGCCGGTTTGGGCACTCCTACTAAGCAATTTAGCTCTTGTGTTCTTATACGCAGTGATGATGATTTGGATAGTATCTTTGCATCTGGCGAAATGATGGCCAAGTATGCCAGTAAACGTGCTGGCATTGGTTTAGAAATTGGTCGACTACGATCATTAGGCAGTCCCATTCGCGGCGGCGAAATTCAACACACTGGTATGATTCCATTCTTGAAAAAGTGGTTTGGCGATTTACGCTCGTGCTCTCAAGGAGGTATTCGTAATGCTAGTGCAACTGTGTTTTATCCCATCTGGCATCATCAGTTCGATGACCTTATTGTTCTCAAGAACAATCAAGGAACAGAAGAAACCCGTGTCAGACACATGGACTATGGGGTGGTGCTTAGTGCTTTTTTCTGGCGTAGATTTAAACACAAACAAGATATCACGTTTTTTGACCCTAATGAAGTGCCGGATCTATACGAGGCCTTCTACCGAGATACTGCAAAGTTTGAAGAACTGTATGTCAAATACGAAGCTCGTAAGGATTTACGCAAGAAAACAATGAGCGCCGAAGAAGTGTTCAAAGGCGGTATTCTCAAAGAACGCACTGACACAGGACGTATCTATCTAGTGTTCATCGACAACGTGATGAATCAAGGTCCGTTTGATCCCGAATATCATACCATTTACCAGAGTAACCTTTGCTGTGAAATTCTACTACCTACTAAGTCTTTCAAGCGCCTTGATGATGCTGACGGCCGTATTGCTTTGTGTACACTCGGTAGTATCAACTGGGGAGCTTTCCGCAATCCAGAAGATATGCGTAGGGCTTGCCGTATTCTTCACCGTAGCCTTAACAACATCCTCGATTATCAAGACTTTTTGAGTATTCAGTCTAAGTTGAGTAATGATGAGATTCGTCCATTGGGCATTGGCATCACTAACTTGGCATACTGGCATGCCAAGCGTGGCATGAAGTACGGGGAAAAGGATGCACTTGCTGAAGTTAAGACCTGGATGGAGCATCAGGCTTTTTACCTCACAGAGATGAGTGTAGAACTGGCCAAGGAACGCGGCCGCTGTGATCACAGCGATCGAACTCGTTATGGTCAAGGCACGTTTCCGTGGGAACTACGGGCGGCTGGAGTCAACGAACTTGCAGACTTTACACCTGATCTAAATTGGGAAGGTCTACGTGCCCAGATGCGAGCTTATGGTGTTCGTAACGCCACGACTATGGCAATTGCACCAGTTGAGTCTAGCTCGGTAGTAATCAGCTCGACCAACGGCATTGAGATGCCCATGAGCTTGATTTCAGTTAAAGAATCCAAAGCAGGTTCGTTGGTTCAAGTTGTCCCTGAGTACCACAGACTCAAGAACAAATATCAACTGATGTGGGCTCAGCCAGATTGCGACGGCTACCTAAAGACTGCGGCTGTGCTGGCAGCATATGTGGATCAAAGCATCAGCACCAACACGTTCTACAATCCTGCACATTTTCCAGACCGCAAAGTGCCGACCACACTGATTGCCAAGAATTTGATGCAAGCCCATATGTGGGGGCTAAAGACTTTCTATTATAGTCTCGTTAACAAACAAGGCAGCAAGGCAGTTGCAGAAGATGCTCCTGCTATGTTAGCGCCGATAGACTTTGATGACGAAGAGTCATGCGAATCTTGTAAACTATAAGGATATCATATGTTAAAAGATAGAAGAGTTTTATTAGAACACGATCTTAAAATTGCACATGATCAAGCCGCACTAGTGTATTTGAACATTGTAACAAAAGGTGGCGATGTATACAGCAAAGATTATCAAAAATTAAGAGATCATATTTCTGCATTAGAATTCGATCTTAATGTTGTGAATCAATTAATTCACAAAGGACATGAATAATGCTGGAAACAATTTGCGACATAATGACGGACGCTTACAAGCGTAATTGGATAACCAGCCGCGATGGCAATGTCAGCATACGTCACCACGACCGTGATCACTTTTACATCACACCTTCGGGTGTGCGTAAGCAGACTATGCAGCCCGATCAGTTCAAGAAGATTGGTTTTTCTAAGTACAACGACAATTGGTTAGACTTACCTTATACTGATATCAGTGCTAACCTAAAGCCCAGCGGGGAGATTCCCTTGCACTTTGGATTGCAAAGAGCAATGGGTCAGCATAGCAATGATGTTAGAGTTGTGGTACATGTGCATCCTACCTACTGCATTGCTGCTATGCATGCCGGTATTGATTTGAGCACTATCAGTGATGCGTTCCCTGAACTCAATCGTTATACTCGAGTCGCGCCTAACGTAGGAGATGTGCCGCCGATCAGCCAAGAGCTTGCAGACCAGTGTCATAAGATGCTACAATTAGACAGTAGCGGTAATATTGCATATGACATTGTGGGAATCAAAGGACACGGCGTTGTAGCAATCGACACCAGCCCTTGGCGTGCATATGAGCATATTGAACGACTAGAGCACATTTGCAAGATTGTACTAGCGTCAGGAAAATATTAAAAAATGAGTACTTGTACTTGCGGAAGAACCACCAGGCCACCTATGTGTGACGGAAGTCACGCATTGACACCTGAACAGTACACTGCTCGTTCAGAAAGATTAGCAGCATTGTTTAACAAACCGGTGCCTGCCAATCAGAATGGAAAGTAAACAGTTTGCATGGTGGCCAACCACCATGACAAGTGGTCAACGAATTTGGTTAAATACCTTCTACGAACACAAAAGTCTTTGTGATTCTAGTACAGGTAGACCACCTTTGGAAGGACTGTACTTTAAATGGACAGAAACAGTGAGTGAACGCACCTGGCGTTTGCTAAAAGAAACCACTGTGCAGAATAGAAACGTATGGAATGATCCACTACTAACCAAAGAAGATAAAATATGAGTGAAGCGCAATACAATTTAACAACCAAAACAGATTATCTCAATCGCAAGATGTTTCTAGATCCAGCTGGACCTGTGACTATCCAACGATTTGAAGAAGTCAAATACAACAAACTTGCCAAGTTTGAACAAGAAGCACGTGGCTTTTTCTGGGTGCCAGAGGAGATCAGCTTGACCAAGGATTCGCAGGACTTTAAAGATGCAAGTGCCACGGTCAAGCATATCTTTACGTCAAACCTGTTGCGACAAACAGCCTTGGATAGTTTGCAAGGTCGCGGACCAAGTCAGATCTTCACGCCTGTGTGCAGTATTCCTGAACTTGAAGCCTTGATGTACAACTGGAGCTTCTTTGAAACCAACATTCACAGTCGTAGCTACAGTCACATCATACGCAACATCTACAACGTGCCCAAGGATGTGTTCAACACTATCCATGACACTCAGGAGATTGTGGATATGGCAAGTTCAGTTGGCACCTATTACGATAACCTTCATACTATCAACTGTGCAGTTGAGATGGGACAGAAAGTCAAGGAAGAAGATCATATTGATGCTATTTGGCTTGCTCTCAATGCCAGCTATGCACTGGAAGCATTCCGCTTTATGGTCAGCTTTGCTACCAGCTTGGCCATGGTAGAAAACCGTATCTTTATTGGCAACGGCAATATTATCAGCTTGATTTTGCAGGACGAAATTGGTCACAAGGACTGGACAGGCTGGATCATCAATCAGGTGGTCAAAGAAGATCCGCGCTTTGCTGCTGCCCGTGTTCGTTGCGAAGCCGAAGTGTACAAAATGTACCTGGAAGTGATCCGCGAAGAAAAGGACTGGGCCAAGTACCTGTTCAAGCACGGTCCTGTGATTGGGCTGAATGCCAACATCTTGGCAGACTTTGTGGATTATACTGCTGCCGCAGCTCTCAAAGAGATCAACATCAAGTATCTTGAACCTGCGCCACGTAGCACACCGATTCCTTGGTTCAACAAGCACGTGGACACCAGCAAGAAACAGTCGGCCTTACAGGAAACAGAGTCAACCAATTACGTGATTGGGGTGATGTCAGACTCACTTAACTATGACGAGTTGCCAAGTTTATGATCAACGACGAATGGTTCAACCAAGGTGGTTTTGCCACCTACAAACATCCTACTCCGATCAGTTACGAAACTGCAACTGATAATGGTACTTTACAAACACTAGAAGGTCCTGTAAAATACACAGTAAGTCACAAGATTATTACTGGCCCCAAAGGTGAGAAGTATCCTGTGAGCCCTATCAAGTTCAACGCTTACTATGATGACAACGGTGATGGAACAGCTACGCCCAAAAAACTCATGAAAGTGGCCAGACTTGCTGACCATGATGGTGTTGTACGAGCCAGCTGGGGCAACTTAGAATACACCAAGGGCAATGATTACATTGTCAAACACGGTCCCGGCGATTATGGTGTTGTCAAGACTGATATTTTTGCAAAAACTTATGCCTTTTGAACTATGTGCATGCTTAGGCCCACAAGGCCTTGATCCTGTGTGTCCTTGCCAAATGAGACAGCAAGGCCTTGAGCCCAGCAATCAATGGACCGAAGACGATAAACAACGTTTACACCAAGCGTTGGACAAGATATTTTTTAAGAAAGAAACTGAATGAAAGCTATAGTTTGGTCAAAAGACCAATGTCCCTACTGTGTTCAAGCCAAGAGTCTATTAGAGAGTCGTGGCATTGAATATGAAGAACGCAATGTGAGCAAGGACTGGACCAAAGAACAACTACTAGAAGCTGTGCCAACAGCTCGCACATTACCGCAAATCTTCTTGGAGCAAGAGTACGTGGGCGGATTTACAGAACTTAGACAACGTTTAACTAATCAGGAATGAAACGGACAAAAAACATCATTGTGTACCTGCCCAGCTTTGCTGGGCATTTGTTGCAAACTTTGTTTGGAATAGATCCAATGGTGTTGCCGGTGATAAATCAATTATTGAAAAACGATTGTGTTGATGCTAGATTAAAAGAATATTCGTTTTCTAATACTACTTCTCAAGGACCGTCTTGGGCAAAATTTCATGACTTACACGATCAAGATCGTGTAAGCGTTGACACATGGCTATCCACTGATTATCAAATTGCTGTTGAGGCTAGACACCCTGCCCATCTTGACAGTTTGGTCACACATCCAGATGTAGAATTCAAGATTTTTGTAGTCGAGTTGTCAATGAGTGACTTTGCATGTTTTTGGACTGGTAATGCAAGAGAACAATGGGATAATTTTCCAGTGATACAATCTAAGGACTTAGTGGCACTGGAAAATATAAAATCTCAGTACAAATACAGTGTTATCAATATTGATTGTTTTTTTGAGAAGAGTACCTGGCTTGATGAATACGTCAGAGTCTGCAACTTGATGGATGTTTCTCCGTATGTAGCAGAAGCCACAGTATTGTTTAATACCTGGTATGATCTTAGAGTAAGTCCACAAAAAGAACAGTTTGCCACGCTAGCCCCGGAACAACGACAAACATATGTCAGCAACAGAATCAACAACTATCAAATCAACCACTTGAAACTGCCGTCTAATGTGGCACACTGGCAACGCGCTTACAACGACGTCAAGGACCCAAGCTGGCCCGACTGTCTTACGCCAGAAGATTATTACAGACTGCCGTTGCAAATTCAACGTGAACTCACAGACGTTTTTAATATCCACCCGGATATATTCAATATATAAACAACCTATAGAAAGAAACTATCACAATGGATACTATCATCGTTGAGACCGGCAAGGTCTACACATTCAAATTGAACTCAGGCGAAGAACTAATTGCTAAAGTCAAGTCTGTTCCTTGTCAAGGCCTGGTTGAAATCGAAACACCAGTCAGCGTTGCCCCAGGACCACAAGGGCTTGGTCTTGTGCCCAGCATGTTTACCGCGGATGCTGACGAAACAGTGCGACTAAATATCAACAGCATCTCAATCTATGCATTGACTGATGACAGTGTCAAGATGAAATACATCGAAGCCACTACTGGTATTCAAGTACCGGAAAAGAAACTAATTTTAGGGTAATATGCCAGCAGTGCAACGCAAAGGTGATGTGGATTCAGGTGGTGGAACTATCACTGGAGGAAATGCATCTGTTCGAGTC